AATCCAAAGGCTCAAGGAGCAAAACCTTGGATCCAGCCCCATCGTGGACGGTCCTCCCTGCCTCCAAAGCCTATGCGCCTCCAAAATTTCCGAAGGAGGACGAAACAATGGACTATTCAGTATCGGAGTTTATCTTCGCAAAGCCTTCCCAGACACATGGCAAGACGAAGTCTTAAACTATAACATGGCCTACATTGATCCGCCGCTGCCACTCAGCGAGGTCAATGCCGTCGTTAAACAGCTTGAGAAGAACGATTACGCTTATCGATGTAATGAGCCCCCAATCCAGCCCTACTGCAATCGGCAGATTTGCCAGACACGGAAGTATGGCATTGGGGCCATCGTTGCGGATACGGTTATCGCTAATCTTCGCAAGTATGACTCGAAGCCACCACTGTGGTTTATCGACGTGAACGGCAGTCCTGTAGAACTAGATACTGATTCGCTACAAAACCAGACCGGGTTTCAAAAGGCCTGTATTGAGCAGTTGAACTTTATGCCGCAAAAGATGAACGCACGTGATTGGGAGGCACGGATTAATCATTTGATGAGCGAGATGATGGAGAACGGTGCCATCATCCCTGTATCGGAAGACTCTGGTATTGATGGTCAGTTTTTTGAGTTAGTCCGCGAATTCTGCACGGGCTCTCAATCTGCTGACACCAAAGAGGGCATTCTAATGAAGCGCCCTTGGCTCGACACAGAAAACGACATGGCTTTCTTTAAGCTGGCCCACTTAGAGCTGTTCCTTAGAAAGAACCACTTCACTGAGTTCAAGCGGAATAAGCTGTCTCGTCGGTTGCAGGACATGGGTAGTGACCACGCCGTGCTGAAGATTAACAAAAGCTCCGTGCGTGTGTGGCGCTTACCCGTAGGCAACATAGAGGATAGCTTAATAGAAGCGGTTCAGTTTCATGACCGTGACGAGGCACCCTTCTAATGCAACGTATCTTTGGACCTCCCGGAACCGGGAAAACAACAACCCTGCTAAACATGGTTGACCGTGCCATGGAGTCAGGAATCCCGCCGCAGAAAATTGGCTACTTTGCGTTCACGCGCAAAGCGGCTAACGAAGCAAAAGAACGCGCCTGCAAACGCTTTAAGCTGGATTCAGAGGTAGACCTGCCTTACTTCCGAACATTGCATTCCTTGGCTTATCGCCTGCTAATGGTCAAAGACCATCAGATGATGAGTAAGGAAAACTGGAAAGAATTCTCAGAAGCTGTCGGGATTCGTCTCACAGGGTCTACGTCGTTAGACGAAACAGACGCTATGAAGGCCAGCGACCACCCCATGCTGCAAGTGATTAACCTCGCTCGCGCCATGAAAAAGCCGCTCAAGCAAGTCTACGACAGCCACCCGACCTATTTTGATTTCTCTTGGCCCGAGCTGCTCTACGTAGCTCAGTCCTACGAAAACTACAAGCAATCCTTTGGCGTCATGGACTTCCACGACCTGCTACAGCAGTTCGTTCAAGATGCGGATATTCTGCTGCCCGAGTTTGAGCTGTGCTTTATCGATGAAGCACAGGATTTGTCGCCCATCCAATGGGACATTGCACACGCTATCGACGCAAAATCAAAACGTATGTACGCCGCAGGGGACGACGACCAAGCCATCTTTGTTTGGAGCGGGGCCGACGTAGACCACTTCATCAACCTAACCGGGGACGCCGAGATCCTAGAGCAAAGCTACCGTGTACCCCAAGCGCAACATCGCCTTGCCGAAAAGGTAGTAAACCGAATAAGCCGACGCTTCCCAAAGCGTTACATCCCTCGTGGGGAAGAAGGCCACGTAGACCACATTCGGGATATTGCTCAGCTAGATATGTCCAAAGGCTCGTGGCTCATCCTCGCTCAAGCTAACTTCATGCTTTACGACCTATACAGCGAGTTAAAGCAGCAAGGCTGGTTGTTTGAACGCACTGACGGGTCACGGTCCATCCCGCATAAACTTGCTATAGCTATCAGCGGGTGGGAACGTTTACGCAAAGGGTTTCAGGTCCCACTGTCCACGGCCCAAGCTATCTACAGCTACATGTCTGGAAACAATGTCCGCGTTAAGCGTGGCCATAAAGTGATTACTGCGTTAGACGACGCATTGTTTAGCTTAGAAGATTTGCAAAACAACTACGGCTTACTAGCTACCGAAGACATGATATGGCGCGAGGCGATGGATCGAATTCCTGAGCTAGATAGCGCCTACATCACAAACTTGCTGCGCAGCGGGGAGAAGTTTAACGCCGAACCTCGGATAAAATTGTCCACGATCCACGGCGCTAAAGGGGGAGAAGCGGACAACGTTGTACTGCTCACGGATCTTACGAGAGCAGCCATGGATCAAATGAATGATGATCTCCACCGTGTGTTTTATGTGGGCATCACGCGCTCTCGAAAAAACCTTTATCTACTAGAACCAGAAGATTACTCAAAGGCCTATTTGCTATGAACAATGATCTAAAAACTTACGACTGCTTTCAATGCGGGGGAAAAGCGGAGGAAGTTATTTATGCCGAAAGAAAAATGCGTGTTGGATGGTACTGCCCTAAGTGCTCGAATTTTGAAAAAGCGATTGGCAGAGAAACAAAAACAGAAAAGGAAAAAGCATGACCGGCAAACTTCAAATGGCGATGTTTCCGCCGAAGACCGACTGGGTACCGCCGATTGAGCTTCCAGACATAACAGGCGCTCATGAGATCGCCATTGACGTAGAAACACGAGACCCTAACCTGAAGAACAAAGGACCCGGCTGGCCGACCTGTGACGGCGAAGTTGTAGGTTATGCCATAGCAGTGGACGGCTGGGCTGGGTATATCCCTGTCGGACATCTAGGTGGCGGCAACCTCGACAGGCGTATCGTCGGCAAGTGGCTTAAGCGTGTCTTTGAATGCCCGGCAGACAAGATCATGCACAACGCACAATACGACCTCGGTTGGATTCAGGCGATGGGCTTTACCGTCAACGGACGCATCATTGATACGATGATGACCGCAGGGCTAATCGACGAGAACCGTTTCAGCTACAGCCTTAACGCCCTGTGCTATGACTACCTCGGCAAAACAAAATCCGAAAAAACCCTAGTCGAGGCGGCTCGTGATTTTGGTGTCGATCCCAAAGGGGAAATGTACAAGCTACCCGCTATGTACGTTGGGCCCTACGCCGAAACCGACGCAGTCATCACACTTGAACTGTGGCATCACCTTAAGACCATACTCAACCGCGAAGACCTCTGGACCGTGTGGAATCTAGAGATGTCCCTGCTCCCTTACCTTGTGCAGATGACCATGCGCGGCATACGCGTAGACCTAGACCGCGCTGAACGGACCAAGCAGACCGTCATCAAGCGCGAGAAAGAAACGCTCAAGAAAATCAAAAGCCTTGCAGGCGATGTGGAAATCTGGGCAGCACAGTCCATCGCGAAAGCCTTTGATGCGCAAAAGCTGGACTACCCCAAAACAGAGAAAGGCGCACCTAGCTTTACCAAGGCGTTCCTTTCGTCTCACCCACATGAGCTTCCTCGTCTCATCGTGCAAGCCCGCAACCTCAACAAAATCAGCGGCAGCTTTATCGACGGCATCTTAAAGTTCGTACATAAAGGACGCGTACACAGCCACATCAACCAGCTAAAGTCAGACGACGGCGGCACCGTGTCCGGGCGCATGTCCTACAACTCACCCAACCTACAGCAAATCCCCGCAAGAGACCCCGAATTGGGACCCATGATCCGTAGCCTGTTCCTACCAGAAGAAGGACAACAATGGGCCGCAATAGACTACTCGCAGCAGGAACCACGGACCTTGGTCCACTTCGCCAAAGTCTATGGCGACTACACCGGCTCACCGATGGGCGGCGTAGACGAGTTTGTGGACGAGTATCGCAATAACCCCAAAGCCGACTTTCACACCATGGTGGCAGAAATGGCAGGTATCCCACGCAAACAAGCCAAAGGTATCAACCTCGGCATGATCTACGGCATGGGAAAGAACAAACTCGCCACCGAGCTAGACCTCTCCCTCGACGAAGCCAGCGCCTTGCTCAAAACCTACAACGACCGCGTACCCTTCGTGAAAGGCATGACTCGGGCAGTAATGAACAGACTCGACGACCCACGGTCCTCGGGCCACATCCGGTCACTGCTGGGCAGGCGTTGTCGCTTTGACCTGTGGGAGCCGGACAGCTTTGAAATGAACAAGGCTATGCCGAGAGAAGAAGCATTGCAGAAGTACGGTGTGCATACACGGCTCAAGCGGGCGTACACCTACAAGGCGCTCAATCGTTTGATCCAAGCGTCGGCTGCGGACATTACCAAGAAGGCCATGGTGGACGTGTGCGAAGCAGGGCACATGCCCATGCTGCAAGTACACGACGAGTTAGCTTTTTCAGTGGAAAGCTTAGAGCAAGCCAAGATGCTTTCGGAAGTGATGGCAGCGGCTGTACCTATGGAAGTGCCCATGCGCTGCGACATTGAAATAGGCCCTAGCTGGGGGGAATGTGAAGAGATTGATTAAAGTCAGGATCAACCGTATACTTTCCCATATTGTCTAAGGAGGTCCAGAAATGGATACACAAAAATGGAAATCGGTGCTGTTGCCACGGCCCGTGTACGAAGAGCTAGTGATTATTGCCCGGGTAGAGGGCAGAACCATCAGCGGCCAACTGCGGTATATCTTGGAGTCGTGGAAGGCCGAGAACTTGTCTAAGCGCGACATTGAATACATCTTCGAACAAGTCGAAGAGTTCCGTAAGGAGCACGGGGACTACAAACTGACTTCAAAAAGCTTTTCGGTGTGACTATGGAATCGCTACAAGAGCAATTTAACAAAGAGCTTGAGCGCATGGCGCGTAAGACAATGGACGGTAAGGCTATTCATTCCGATGAGATTGAAAAGTTGCAAGCATGGCAAGAACTTCTCAAAGCTAAAGAGGATGTAACGCGTGAGCGAGACGCAAAGCCCGTCAAATGATCCCGTTAACAGCCCAGCGCATTACAATAAAGGCAACATAGAATGTATCGAAGCAATCGAAGCGAGTATGACCTCGACGGAATACCGAGCTTATCTGAAAGGTTCCGTGATAAAATATCTGTGGCGTTACGAAAGCAAGCAAAACCCGTTACAGGATCTGGAGAAAGCGTCGTGGTTCCTGAACCGTCTAAAGAGCCATTTGTTATCGGACAGTACTGCGAAGACGTAGCTATCGCAGTACAGGCCGCACAAAGTATGGCAAAGCAATTTAATCAAGCGATAGTAATCCAAGAAGATCTGTCCGTCGTACCAGAGACTAGCGCCACAAAAAGGATTTTAGAGACCTTTTATCCTTGACCCCCCGCTAGAGTAAGCGTATCGTGAATATTGCAAGGTTTAAGACTCCTTACCTTGCTCAAACGTTTAAAAGGGTTCGACAAAAAACTTCTCCCAAAGTGATTTTATGAACCCTGCCCCGGCCCTAAAAAGCCGGGGTTTTTTAATGCACGACATCATTTTCGTGGGGCAAGATGTTTCCTATAGTGTCCACGAGACACGGCCCAACGACCCCCAAGAACACCCCTGTAAAGTTAAACGTCACGTACTGGTAGGCTTCTTCGTAGCTCAGGTTGTGCTCCACCTGCACTATCTTAATCATCTTATGTCTATCGTATACAAGAAACTCTTCCTTTCCTCTTTCTGTTGTAACTTGACCGATTCCAATCACCGCTTTATCAAATCCGTCAAAACCAATTATTGCCATACCGGCTCCCGTATATTATGGTATCGGACATTATGACGTGGGGAGAAGTTTAACATGGACTTGATCAAAGCTATCGATTTAGGGACCAAGGCCCACGAACAGCGCGAGCGCCGCTGCTATATCGGTGCCAGCAACGTCGGCAACCCCTGTCACAGATACTTACAGTATAGCCTTCGAGGTTATCCCCAGACCCCCTTCCCTCCCGCCGTACTACGCATCTTTGAACTAGGCCACACGCTAGAGAACATGGTAGTCGAAGATCTCAAAAAAGCAGGGATCAACGTGTCAGAAGTCGCCGAGGACGGCAAACAGTGGGAATACACATGGCTGGGCGGACACGTCAGAGGACACGCCGACGGCGTCATCCGAAGCGATAGCGGCGACCACATCGCCATCCTCGAAATCAAATCAATGAACGACAAAAAATGGAACGCCTTCCGAACCCAAGGCATCCGCAATAGCCACCCTATCTACTACGCACAAATGCAACTACTCATGGGCCTGTCCGGAATACACCGCGCTTGGATGGTCGCCTACAACAAAAACAACTCCGTCTATCACCACGAGGAAGTAGGATTCGATTATCACTACTTCCGAGCACTCTCCCACACCGCCCTTTCCGTGGTCCGTGGGTCGTCAGCCAAGCGCATCTCAGACAACCCCCAATCGTTTGAATGCCGCTATTGTAACTACAAGCCAAACTGCTGGCCCGACGGACAAGCCCCCCTCGCCGTCAACGTCGAATGCCAGACCTGTCGCCACGCCAAACCCACCGGCAAACGACAGTGGCTGTGTACGCTACACGGCTCACGGGCCACGGGACCCTGCAAGGATTGGTACAAACTATGAAAGAATGCTGGCTTTGTAACGGACCACTCATCTGGGGTGGCGATATCGACATCGATGACAACGAACACTACGCCGTCGAAACTAACTTATCATGCAAAGACTGCGAAGCCCTTGTCTTAGTCTACTGGCCGAGAAACGAAGATGACGATCAAACGGATACACGTTAACCAACACGTCATACGACGCAACAACAAACTCGTCGAAGGATCCACCGACCACGAGCCACCCATCACCGTCAAAGAAGGTAATAAAAATACCTACGGCTATGGCGTCACGGTCCACGGGCCAAGCACCGTTGTTTACTCCCCCGACAAGCCGCTATCCTGCGGAGCCAAGGTCTGGATAGAAACAACCGCTAGAGTGGACATTTTTTGACCACTTCTCTATACTGTTTGCGGCTTATAACGCTTGGGGGGAAGCGTTGTGACTGTCAAGTTGTGTGGCGTGTGCGGCCAAGAAAAGCCGCTGTCCGACTTTCCAAAAAGAATGCAGGTTCATCGGTACAAGGGCCACGTGCCTTGGTGCAGGGCCTGCGAGTCCGAGCGCTTTCATTACTATCAGCATAGAGACCGACTTAGCTATATCAAACGGACTTTGCGCAATACCCGCGCACGGTGCAAAAGAAACAACATTAAATTCGACGAAGACCTCACCACTGAATTCCTAAACAACCTTTACGAACAACAAAACGGCAAGTGCGCCATTTCAGGCCTACCCCTCACATGGATGTTCGACGAAGGTCATTCCAACGGTGGCGACCGACGCGGCACCAACCTCTCTATAGATCGGCTTGACCCCACAGGCCACTACTCCACCAAGAACGTCAGACTCGTCTGTGACCGCGCCAACAAAATCAAATCCAACTTGCAAGAAGTCGATCTTTACTTCTGGTGCGATCAAATCGCC